ATAACTTTTGTGAAAGGCATCCTGCTAAGTGGCAGGGTGCCTTTTGCTATACCCGAAAGGAACCCTAAAAGATGAGTGAAGCACCTGTCACTGAGGCAAAGGTTGAAGAGACCACTGAAACTACGCCCCCGTGGGAGCGTGACGGCGAGACCTTCGACCCCGAACGCGCCTGGAAGCTGGTTCAGAACTTGAAGGCTGAGCTGGCGGCGGTGAAGGCGAAGCAGGCAGAGGCTCCTGAACCTGCTGCTGCCGAAGAGCCTGCGCAGGAACCCGAGGCTAAGCCCGCCGAGGCTGAAACCGCTGCGCCGCAGGATGATTCTGCGGCGCAGATTGCGTCCCTGCAGGCTGAGCTGGCGCGCGTCAAGGCGCTCGCCGCCGTTGGCCTGTCCCAGGATTTCGCCCCGTTTGTGCCGGGCGAGACTAGCGAGGAAATCGAGGCGAACCTCGCAACTCTGCAGAAGCTCATCAGCGATGCCGCGAATGAGAAGACCGAGGCGGTCCTCGCGGCGGCACCGAAGAGCCGAGGCATGGCGCCGAACCCCGCACAGCACGCGGCACCGGCACGTGATGCCTATGAAGAGGCAGCAGAGATTATCTTCGGCTAAACGCCCCTAATATTTGAGCCCTTACCGAGACGGTGAGGGCTTTTTCTATACCCAAAACTTGATTGGAGAACCAAATGAGCGCAACCGCGACTCTTGAAACCTTTAAGACTGGCGGTGTCCTGCCGCAGTCGTTCGCCCGCAACATCATCGGCCGAGTCTCTGAAGGCTCCGTCGTTCAGAAGCTTGCCGGCACCACCCCTATCCCGATTACCGGCACCACTATCGCCGTTCAGACCTCCCAGCCGCAGGCCGGCGTGGTCGGTGAAGGCCAGGCAAAGCCCGTGACCAGCATGGGCGTGACCGCAAAGACCATCAAGCCCATCAAGGTTGCGGCGCTGATGTACTGGAGCATGGAGGCACGTCAGGCTGACGCCGCCGGCTACCTGAAGCTTCTGGAGAAGGAAGCAGCCGCGGCTATCACCCGCGCGTTCGACCTCGCCATCCTGCACGGCAAGAACGCAATCAACGGCCAGACCATTGCTGGCGTTGAGTACATTAACCAGACCACCAACCGTATTGAGCTTGGCGCAACCGCTAAGGATAAGGGCGGCCTGACTGCGGAGCTTCTGGCTGGCGCGGATCTGGTGAACCTGAACGAGAACTTCGATTTTGACCTGGACGGTTTCGCAGCAGACAAGTCGTTCAAGTCCCGCATCTACGGTGCAACCGACACCCTCGGCCGCCCCATCTACAGCGATAGCGTGAACCTGAAGGACAACCTGGGTAACCTGCTGGGCCTGCCTGTCGCCTACGGGCGCGCTGTCTCCGGCAAGGTCGGCGCATCCGCAGACACCAAGGTTCGCGCCTTCGGTGGCGACTGGTCCGCACTCAAGTACGGCTTCGCAGAGAAGATTTCTATCCGCCGCACCGACCAGGCAACCATCAACGACGGCGGCACCCAGGTCAACCTGTGGCAGAACAACATGGAGGCAATGCTGGTGGAGGCTCAGTTCGGCTGGGTCATCACCGACAAGTCCGCGTTCGTTGCCTACGAAGACAAGGTCGCTGACCTGAAGTAATCGGGTCGCTGGTAGAGAGGGGAGGCGTACATGGTGAGTGATTCATTGACGATTGCGACTGCTGATGACGTGAAGGCTGCGCTCCGCAGGGAGTTCCGCGGTGACGAAGAATCATACATTGCCTCCCTGCTCTCCAAGGCGGAAAACCTTATCCGTGTCCGCTATAAGAGCCTGGACGAACTGGTTCTTGATGAGGTCGTGTTCGATCTGGTCAGGAATATTGAGGCTGAGGCGGTCGCGCGTGTGCTTCGCGCGGACGACGGCGGAATCTACCGCAGTGAGACGGAAGATGGCTACTCGTACCAGCTGAATTACATGGTCGCGTCCGGCCTTCTGGACATTCTGGAGAAGGACTGGAAGAACCTCGCACAGGCGACAGGCTCCGGCAGGTACCGGACCGTTGCACCTGCGACAGATGGCTATGCCGCGGCACGGTACCGGAGCTGGGGGCCTAGCATCTCCCTGCCTCCTGACCGTCAATTCCAGTACGGGTGGCCTGCCCAGGACTCGTTCTCTGAGAAGCGGTACATCACCGGCGGTGGTTTGCCGTGAGCAGGCTTCGTAAAGGCGTGCACACGGTCACGGTAACCCCTGTACAGCCCTCGGTTGGCCCGTATGGGCCGGAAGAGCCGGCCGCCCCTGTTACCGTGCAGTGCAACGTGCAGCCGGTCTCTTCGAAAGAGAGCGCCGGCCTTGTTGAAGGCGTCCAAACTGTCTACCGCGTGAAGTACTTCCATCAGGAGCATGGGCAGGCCCCGTGGCCTGGTGGACCGTACTCACGTATCGAGTGGAACGGGCGCGTGTTCGAGCAGAGAGGCGAAGCGGTCCTCTCTTCAATGTCTGGGACGACCTCACACTACAAGGTGCTGATGGTGGACCCATCTACGGAGGTGAAGTAGAGTGTCATTCCAAGCAAGGGCTGACATTGAGCTGATTGCGGCGCGGCATGCGTCCCGTGACCCGAGGTTCGCGGCGCTTGCCCGTAAGGGTAAAGCGTTGGTGGATGCGGAGGTGGCGCGCGTGTATGCGTCACCTGAAGGTAAGGTCACCGGCGCGTATGCTGAGTCGTTCGGGTTCGTGCGTGAGCCGACCAAGCGTGGCGTGATGGACTATCTCATCTTCAGCACGGACCCACAGGCGCACATTATCGAGTGGGGGCACGTGACGAAGGACGGCGGGTGGGAACCCGGCAAGTTCGTGTTCACCCGTGCTCTACAGAACGCGAGGGCACTCTAATGAAGACCATTGACACACTTGGACTCATTGAGCACCATCTGCAGGGGATTGGCGGGGCGCTGTTCTTTCAGGCTCCTACTGACCTGTTGAGGCGGCTGCCCGCGTTGATTGTTGAGCAGTCCGCGCCGACCCACTTTAGCGAAAACCTGGATAATCCTGCGATTTCGGCGGTGTCTACGGTGACGTTGAACGCGTTGGCTGAGCGTCGAGTGGACGCGCAGCAGTTGTGTGCTGACGCGTTTAGCCGCCTGTTCGATGGTGTGCATGAGGTGACTGAGTTGGGTTGGGTGAGCCGCTGTACGGAGGTTCAGCAGCCGCACCTGGTTCAGCACAAGTACGAGGCATCCCGCCTGTTTCAGTACACTGCGGCGGTTCAGGTGGTTTTCCGCCAATCTCCTAATGCCGGTTAGCCCCGGCTTCTGTTGTTTATAGACCTGTATATGGAAGGAGGGCTGATGTCTAAGCTTGATGAATCGCTCGACGCGACTACCATTGCGAACATTGGCCATATTTATTACGCCCCTGTCGGCACCCCGTTCCCGAAGCTGAACACCTTTGAGTTCACTGGCGAGGATTGGGGCAGTTGGAAGTGGTTTGGCGATACCTCGGCAGAAACTCTGCCGGAGTTCGAAGAGGACGACGATAAGGACTCGAACAAGGACACTTGGGACCGCAAGGATACCCGCACTGGTGGCTCAATTACCGGCACCATTAAGAGTGTTTCTCCGTCGAAGACCTTCTGGTCTGTTGTGAAGGAAGGCGGCATCGAGGAAGAGGACGGTTACGTTACTACTAGCCGTACCCGAGGCAAGACCCACGCTCTGCTTATCGTTGTTGAAGATGGCAGCACTCTGACTGGTATCGGCTACTACGTTGCTACGCTGAAGGCTGGCCTGCTCGGTCTTGATCGTGAGAAGTACACCGAAGTGCCGGTGAAGGTTACTGTGAAGCCGAACAGCGAGGATCGTTGGCATAAGACGTTCTACCCGGTGAAGCGTCAGTCTGCTGCTGCGCCTGCTGTTCGTGCTGCTGGTGTGGCCGCTTAGTAACTGAATATTTGGTTGTTGTAGCCGCCTCGCCCCTTTTTGGTAGGGGAGGGGCGGCTACACTTCTACCCCCCCCCTATAGGAGAACCCTTTATGACTACTGCTCGTAAGAAGATGCCCGCTGACCGTAAGGCGCCGAAGGTTCCTTTTAAGAAGCTGCCTGGTGCTAAGTATTTCCGCCCGCTCAATGAGATTGACCCGATTGATGCCATGGAAGCGGTGGAAGCGCTGCAGGGGCTTGATATTGATGTTGATGACTTCACTAACCAGGACATGAAGCTGCTGGTGAAGGCAGTCGTGAATGACACGTTCATCGTTGACGTGGAGACGTTCCGCGAAGAGTTTTATAACGCCGCCAATCTGTTGCCTGCGATTCAGACTGTGTCTGCCTTTGTGGAGGAGCTGGGAAAAGGCATGCGCTCGACCAGTTCTTCTCAGAGCACCAAGAGCTAGTTGGTGATTTCCTCGCCCTGTTCGGGGTGAACCCGTTCGAGATGGTTTGGGTTGAGGATCTGCGCCCGGTCAAAGCACTGCTGGGTCGGGTGCAGTACGAGGAGCGGTCTCTGTTCCGTGCTTTGGAGCTTGGGAACTCTGACCTGTTCGGGTGGGGGAATGAAGCTTACTTGCTGGCTGGTGTGGTCAATGGTGTGAATACGCAGGTGAAGGGCAAGCGGTTGACGGCTTCACAGCGCGTGAACCCTCCGCAGCCTGTCAAGCAGAAGAAAGAACGCGTCGGCGTTGATATGCGTCAGCCAGTGGAAAAGATGGACCTGTCTCGGATGGTTCCAGCGAAATACCGTTAGGGGGTTTAGTCGATGGCGTCGATTGGCAAGATGTCTATCCGTATTTTCCCGGATACGTCGAAGTTCAAGGCTGATCTGAAGAAGGACTTGGCGGCGCTGAAGGGGCAGTTGAAGACTGCTGTTGATGTTGAGGCGCGTGTTGATCAGGCTTCTCTTGTTCAGACGAAGGCTCGCCTGGCGGGGATTGCTAAGGATTTTAAGACCCATGTGACGGTGGATGCGCAGACGCGTAAGGCGTCTGCCGCGCTGGGGGTGCTGACTCGCCCGCGTACCGCTGAGGTGCGTGTGCTGCTGCAGGGCCTGGACGCGGCTAAGGCTGGGTTGGCGTCGCTGGCTGGCGGTAATGTTGCGTCGGTTGGTTTTGGGCATGCTAAGGAAGTCGCGTCGAATTTCGACAAGATTGCGGTTTCTGCTGGTGCAGCGGCGACGAAGATCGCGGCAATGAGCGCGGCAATGAGCGCTATGGCTGGTAATGCGGCTATGGTGGCGGTGTCGATGGCTCAGATCTCTGGCGCTGGTCTCGCGTTGCCGGGTATTATGAGCGGCTTCCTGGTCGGTCTGGCGTCTAGCGCTGACGGCCTGCAGAATATCCTAATCTACCTAGACCAGCTTTCAGGCGGCTTCGGTAAGTTCCGCGACATGTTCGTGGATGCGCGCTTTACGCATAATGAGGCGTTTTGGAGCGTCGCAAAATCAGGTCTGGCTGACCTCTACAGCACCGGCATTGTCCCGTTTTTCGCCGAGTACAAGCGACTAGGCGCTCTCAGTGGCAGTTTTTGGAGCGCATTTTTCTCCGGCATGTCTGAGGGCATTACCGCCGTCGGCGGTATGTCCGCGCTGTTTGAGCCGCTGCGCGAGTCAATCGCTATTGCGTCTCAGGGCGCGGGCGCATTTGCGGAGGCAATGTTCCGTCTCGGTGCGGTGGGTGGCTCATATTTGCCACGCATGGCGGCGGCGTTTACCGAGGTATCTAACGCCTTCTTGAGCTGGGTAACCCAGGCTCAGGAGACTGGCCGCATTAACGAGATTATCGACCGCGGCATCACGAACGCGAAGCTCTTCGGCGGAATCCTCATTGACGTTGCAGGCGTTATTAATGGTGTTGCTAAGGCGGCTGAGGCCGCCGGCGGTGGCGGCCTGCAGGGGTTGGCGGCGGCGTTTGACGCAATCAACAAGGCGGTGAATGGTCCTCTGATGCAGGGGGCGCTCACCACCGTATTTGAGGGTGCCTTTGCTGGCGTGAAGAACCTCGCCCCTGGCCTGTCCTCGCTGGCTGGTGCGTTTGAACAGCTTGCACCGACCATTGGGCGGTCGATGGAGAAGGCGGGCGCGGTCGTCAGCATCTTGTTTGACGGTATCGCCCAGGCTCTGCGGAACCCCGCCATTGCGGACGGCGTGAACAAGATGTTTGATGGCCTGGTGAAGGCGGCTATCGAGCTTGCTCCGGCGTTTTCGGCTGCGGCACCTGCTGTTGGTGCTCTGCTGGGTGCTATTGGTGAGATTCTGCCTGTCCTGGCTCCTCTGGTGACTCAGATTGTGCAGGGTCTCGCCCCGGCGTTCGCAGATTTTAAGTCGTCGCTGGCTCCGGTGGTTGAGGTGCTGGCTAAGGGCTTGTCTGAGGCGCTGAAGGTCATTTTGCCGGTTGTGGCTGACGTGGTGAAGGCGCTGGCGGAGTTCATGCGCAATAACCCGCAGCTAGCAGCCACGATTCTTGCCGTGGTGGGTGCGTTGGCTCCGCTGGCCCCCATCATCGGCACCGTCGTGTCAATCATCGGCACAATTGCCTCCGTGGTCGGCGCAATTATCCCCGTCATCGCCACGGTGGTCACCTGGTTTGGTACCGTGTCGGCTACCGCGGGAATCCTGGGAGTGTCCCTCACCGGCATCCTGGCGCCTATCGTGGGCCTGGTCGCCGGCATCGGCCTGCTCGTGGCCGCCTTCGTGACCGCGCTCGCATCTAGCGAGCCGTTCCGCAATTCGCTGGCCCAGATTTTCCAGGGGCTCGTCACGATGGTCCAGCCGATTATCGCCGCGGTCATCCCCGTGCTCGTCCAGATTGGCGAGGCTTTTATCGGCATGGTGACCACCGTGGTCGGCGCGCTTGTGCCGATGGTAACGACCATCGTGGAGATTGCGGCACAGATTGTGTCTTTCCTCGCACCGATTGTTGCCTTCCTCATCCAGACCTTTTCACCCGCGTTCGAATTCATCGGCAAAACGGTCTCGGACATTTTCGGATTCATTGGCAAGGTCATCGCTGATGCTGTGAATATCATCACTGGCATCCTGAATGTCTTTTTGTCGGCCCTGCGCGGTGACTGGGAAGGCGCCTGGAACGGCATCCTCGACGTGCTGAAGGGTATTCTCGATTTCATTGTGAATACCATCACGGGCGCGTTCGACGTTGTCATGCATATTTTCGAGAACCTCGCGAAAATGCTGGTGGACATCTGGAACAACCTCTGGGGCGGCATCGGCGATTTCGTGGTCGGCGCGTGGAATGGCATCACTAAGACCATTAGTGATGGCGTCGGGTCTGCTGTGGAATTTGTGAAGTCAATGCCCGAGAAAATCAAGGAAGGCCTAGGCAACCTGGGCGGTATGCTCGTGGACTCTGGCAAGGCTCTCATTGGTGGTTTCATCGACGGCATTAAGAGCATGCTCAGCGGGGCGAAGGATGCGGTGGGCGGAGTCATGAAGGCGATTGGCGATTTCTTCCCGCACTCTCCGGCTAAGATTGGTCCGTTCTCGGGGCGCGGCTACACCACCCATAGTGGCCGCGCTTTGATTGGTGATTTTGCCGGAGCTATCCGCTCTGGGCGCTCCCAGGTGGCGGATGCTGCCGGCTACGCCCTGGGAGGCGCGGATTTCTCGGCGTCTAGCGTCACTGGGCTGAGCGTCCCTACGACTCCTGAGCCGGTAGCGGTTGCATCTACCGCCCAGTCGGTCGAAGGCGCTACCGCCGCACAGAACGCTGAGGTGCTAGCCCAGCTGGTAGATGTCCTGTCCCGCCTGGGCGCTGTGGATGAGCGCGCCTTCCTGCAGATGTCCCGACGAGCTGAAAGGGTCTACTAATGGCTGGATACATCGGTGAGCTGGGGCGTATGCACAAGATTCTGTGGCCAACCCCAGTTAAGGTCACTAACCCGACTCGGTATGAGTTGCAGTCCGCGCCGTCGCGCCGCTGGGCGTTCGTCACAACCCCGGTGTGGGCGCGGCGGCGTGAATGGTCGCTTGACGTGACCGGCACGAACCGAGAGATCACTGGCTTGTCGCAGCTGGTAGCCGGGGCGTTCGGCCCCGGCCCGTGGCGGTTCATCTCTGACGAGGCGGCAGTAACGAACGTGCTCACGCCTGCCGAGTCAATGCTCGATGGTATCGCTAACGGCGGGTACGTGGACGGTGTCGGCGGCCCCGCTGCGGCATCGTGTGTGGGCGGCGGTGAGGTGATTATCGCCCAGTCTGTGCCGGTGCCTGCTGGGTCTCCTGTGACTGTGTCTGTGGACGCTGCAGGGGGTACGGTGCTGACACTTCAGCCTGTGAACGCTGCAGGGCGCCCGGTGGGGAACGCGCGTGTTGAGCGGGCGGCCCGCCAGGTGATGCACCGGTTGCAGGTGACTATTCCCGTGTTCCCTGCTGGAGCTGTTGCCCTGAAGGTCACAGCGTCAGGGTACACGACTCTATGTCTCCCGCAGGTGGTCTGGCTGGATTCGTGCCCACGCTGGGATGTTGGGGCTGGCGCTGACTCGGTAATCGTCGAGGAGGCAACGACCACGTACACGGAGCACGAGTTCTGGACGCAGGACACATGGCGCACGATGTCGCTCACGATTAAGGAGGTCGGCTAATAATGCTCAAGGGTAAGTATGAGCCTGGCCCGGTGATTGACGCGACGCTCCGCATTTTTGTGAACGGGGTGGAGCGTCCGCACCTGTCGGCGTCGTGGGAGGGCAACACCTCCGGAGGTCTACCATCTTCGTTGGTCGCTGCTGGCGACAATGTCTATTCTCGCACTGGTTCTATTGTTTGGGCTCCTGAGACTGCTGTTGTGGAGCACCCTCTGGCCCCGGTGGGGGAGTCCCGGTGGGTGCCGTCCCAGGGATCACACGTGCGAATCGTCGCAGTAGTGAACGGCACCGAGTTCCCGCGTTTTTGGGGATACCTTGGCGCGTCTACCTACTCTCTGACGTCGGATACGGTTACTACGCAGATTAGCGATAATCTGCAGGCCGGGTTGCAGGAGATTATCAGTATCCCGCCGATGGTTGAGCGGCAGTCTTATGGTCGCACCGCATGGGTTGCCTATCGTGCGATTGAGCAGGCAGGTTATGGTGTGCTCCCGCCGGTGACTGAGGATACTGCGGTTCAGAATAGCCACCAGTACGGCGCCGCGGCGGCAGTCGGCAAAATGACTACACCCGGCGCGGAGTACGGCTCACCTGACGGGCTCTCGGGACGTAGCAAGCAGACTACTGAGGCTGACGCGAGTGTCAGCCGTGACGGCAGGGACGTCATGATTTACGCCCGCCTCTACCATCAAAAGGTGAACGCATCGGTAGAGGTCACGTTCACTGACGGCGCCCGGTTCATCGTGTCCTATGATGCGGCGACTAATACGTTTGGCGGCTGGTCGTCTGCGACTGGCGCCATGTCATCCTGGCCGGCGGTAGGGGAGCGCCCCGTCATGGCGGTCAAGTTGAACGCGCGTGGCGTGCGTCGCTGGCTATCTGCTGCGGAGAGCGATTCGGAGCTTGTCGAATCAGCTAAGGTCACTACATCGGCTGATGTTGCCTCGGTGACCGCAAACATGGTGCTGGGCGTTAAGGTCGATTATTTGCGTGATTGGCTGGATGGTGGTCGCCGTGTGGGGATGATGGCGCGCCCGACACCGCGCCTGCAGCCGTCAGCGCTGGAGCAGGTGCGTGTTCCTGCGACGCGTGGCTTCGAGAATGTGACTTGTGAGTCGATTGTTTCGTCGTGGTGTCAGGCTACTCTGTCTACCGTCTGGGTGGACGAGGAGGGGCGCTTGAATATGGCGGCGCGCGACCGTCTTGCAGCCGGTTCCGTCACCGTTACTGACCAGGTTTCGGAGCGTGTTTTTGGCGGCTCCTGGAAGACCGCACGCGATGGTGTGCGCTCTAGCGTCACGGTTAAAGGTAAAAATCCGACGGTGCAGGGAAACGGCAAGGACGCGGTGCTGACTGCGTGGGAACCTGACAACCTCACTGAAATTCCCGCAAATGAGGACCTGGAGATATTCGCGCAGTGGCCCGATAATGTGGACGTGATCGGGCTAGATATGAATTTCCGCCCTGTCGTGCTGTCCAAGAGGGGCATCTTCGACTATAAGGATTTCAATGGCGGGTGGGGGTCATGGTGGGCTATCAGTTTTGAGAACCAGGAGGACCCTCCTGGGTATCGGTGGACAGGTAACGCAGCCAATCATGAGGATATCTCTGGCAGGCTGGAAAAGCTTGGGCAACGTACTGCAAAGTTGACGCTCCGTGTTCAGAAGAAGACCAGCGGAGGGCCTGAAAAATATTATCTGTGCACCCCGTCGCTGGGCGCTGATGAGCTTCGCTTTGGCAACCGTGCACGCCCCGTACCTATCTTGCGGTGCCACACTTTGGTGACGTGGACGGATTACACGTTGAAGCGTCTGATCCGCAAAGCACCTGCGGGTGCACCGCCTTTCACGTTGGATGTCGGTTGGTGGCTGCACAATGAGGACGCGCGCCGCGTCATCGGTGCGCTCGTCGAGGAACTAGGTGTTGAGCGAGTCACGCTTGATGGGCTTGATATGCTCTGGGACCCGCGTAAACAGGTTGGCGATACGATTGCGCTGGAGGCTGGTAGGTGGGGTGTCGAGGCACTCATCACCGGCTACCGCGAATCATGGGCCGGCAAGGTCCCTGCTTACAGCGTTGAGCTGCAGGTGAAGACGGTGACTTCTGGTGTGGCTGGTAAGACATACGGCGACATGGCGAAAGCATACGCCACTAACCGTGACATTAACCATGGCAAGACATATAGGCAGGTCTACGCGGCGCTGCCTGGAAAGGTGCAGTAAATGGCAGATTTGGGTGGCAAGACGCCGCACGCTGGCATCCCGTATGCGGGGGAGGATTCCCCGGCGCGGGTGGCTGTTGACGCTGGTGCGGCGTTGATGGTGATTGATGCGAAGCTGGCGGAACTGGACGGCAAGTTGAAGGCGCGTGATGAGGTGTATGTGGCTCATGACGGCAGCGGTTCTTGGTCTGTGCATAACGGTCTGGGTGAACCTGTCGATGTCCATGCTGGCGCTGATGGTGAGTGGGAAGTGATCAAGTGAGAGTTGATTTAGGAACGGTAGCGCTGCCGTTTGGGCGGACGGCTGATTCTACCCCGGTGTGTGGTGTTGTCAGGTATATCTGGCAGGGCAGCGCTGAACGCCGTGGGGGAGTTGTGCTTGTCCCTGGCGTGGTTGAGGTGCCGATTGTTGATGGCGTGGTTGAACCTGTCAGGTTGTCGGCTGGTTCGTGGAAGCCTGTACTGATTATTGGTGGGCGTCGTCATTCTTTGCCGGTGATTGTGGTAGGTGTGGAGCCTACTCCTGAGCCGCCTACTCCTGAGCCGCCTACTCCTGAGCCGCCTACTCCTGAGCCGCCTACTCCTGAGCCGCCTACTCCTGAGCCGCCTACTCCTGAGCCGCCTCTCGACATCACTACTGGCGAGGACGGGACATACGAGCTCCCGGCTTCAGCATCCGTCATCCATACCACAGACGGAACCTACCAAATCGCCCTCCCCACGGGGTGGGCGCTCACCAACCTCAGCAACGGAACTTACCGATTGGAGAAAAATGACTAACAACATTATTCGCGGCCTGCTGCCTGACGGGCACGCCCCGTCTGTACTGAAGGCTGAAATTGCTGACATGATTGCGAAGAACGCTTCTCAGGTTGGCATCCCTATTTTTCCGACCCTGGCAGAAGCTCGCGCCTGGGAAGCCAAGAACCCGGGCAAGACTGCACTGACCACTGAGCCGCAGACCCCCGACACGGCAGCACCTACCGCCGGCACCCTATCGGTTACCCCCTCTAACACCTCTGCCATGCTGACCGTGTCTGGCGCCCGTGATGACCGCACCGTAGCCGGTTATTCATTCCGCGTGGGCTCCGGCGCGTGGTCTCCCTGGCAGAGCTCTCCCAGCTATACGGCGACTGGGCTGAGCCCCACCACTGGGTACAGCTTCACTCACCGTGTGAAGGATGGCGCAGGCAATATCGCCACCGGTACCCCCGTCCAAGCGACCACCACGGCTACCCCGCCCCTGGCCCCGGGTGACATTTTCACCTCCGACACTTTTACCGGCTCCGGTTCACTGGTCGGTCAGACGACCTCTGCCGCGCTTGGCGGCTCCCCTGTGCGTTGGGAGGGCGCCCCCGGCATGGTCGTCACCGGCGGCAAGGCAGTGGCAGGTGATGCGGCCGACGGTACGGCTACCCTGGCCGCTGGTCTGGCTGACCTGAAGGTCGAGTTCACCCTCGCGGCACGTCCTACGACGGGCATGGCGAACATCACTTTGCGTGATACCGCTGACGGTAAAATCATCCTGAATATCCTGCCTAACCTAATGCGTGTGCAGCGTCTCTCGAAGACCGCCGGCAACACCATCGTCGGCTTGAATGTCTCCATCGGCGATGCAAGCGTTGGCGCCAAATTCACCTTCACCCTTAAGGGAGGCAATCTAACTCTCACCGGCACCGCCAATGACCGCACCCAATTCACCCGTACCGGCACCGACTCAGCCCACCTTCTGGCCGGCGCCGTGGGCGTGCAGGCTACCGCAGGCTCTGGCTTTGCCATTGATGATTTGGTGGTGACCGCGCAGTGACCGAGCTCTACACTACCGGAGGGGTGAGCCTACGGGTGTGGGACACTACCGGGCGGATGGTATTTGGTCCGCCTGACACCTCCATCCAGGCAGAGCCGGCTCAGCCGGCGGAACCTGTAAAGCTTGTCCGTCGCGTCATCGCTGGCGACACCTGGCGCACCGGCCGTGTCAATACCGGCCGTGCCACGCCCAAGACGTACTTCTCTGAGCACAATGTCTACGCCAACGCCAAGGCGTTGCAGCTGACCTACGGCGGCAACCTCCCCGATGGTGTGACGATGGACGTAGCGGCTTCAGTCCAGCGGCAGGGTGACCCGTCCTCCCGAATGGTCGCGACCTTCGGCGGTGCCACCACTGCTACCCTCACAGGCCCCGCGCAGCTGGTCACGGACGATATTCCTCTGGCTGTCTCAGCAGGGGACCGCATCGAGGTCCTGACCTACTACGGTTCACGCTCGGATGGACTAGCGCACCCTGCCGCACCTGGCGGCTGGTACGGCGCGGAAATTCTGGACGGCAACCAGGTAGCTACTGGCGCACCGCGAATCGCAAACTCGCGTGCATTTGACGGCGGTGCAGGCTACCGCCCAGCAATGCCGCACAAAATTACGGGCCTTGCCGATCCCGCGACCATCTCCTGGCTGATTGGTGGTGACTCCATCACTGAATCTGGGTCGCCGGCACGAACCCAGGTTGGCGCCTACCCATCTATCGCGCACCAGTACACGTACAGCTCCGCAGCGGCTAAGTCCGCGGGTATCCCGTCTGCAAACATTGGTCTATGGGCCTCCTCCTTCCCCGCTGGCGGCAGGACTGGTACCCACTGGTCTACGATTCCCTCGCTGGAGGGATTCACTCACGTGACCACGGCGTGGGGATTCAACGACCTGAACTTGGCGCAGGCTACCGGCGGGACGGAGGTAAAGGTCATGGCAAGCGCTGTCGAGACCTGGAAGTGGATGCTGAAGGAGAATCCCGCTCTGAAAATCTGGCAGACCACTATCTCGCCGTCCTCGACGTCCACAGACAAATGGGCGACGCTGGAGGGGCAGACCCCAGTCGCGTCAGCACCTTTGCGTCGCGCGTTCAACGCCTGGGTACGTGACGGCGCGCCTCTCGTAGACGGGGCACCTGTGGCGGCCGGTACCGCCGGGGCTCTGCGTGCAGGCCAGGCGGGGCACCCCCTCGCTGGGTATGTTGAGGTTGCTGACACTCTGATGAGCGCGAGGGACTCAGAAATTTTCAGAGTGGACCACGGCGCGCTGACGGATGATGGTGGACACCCCAATGAGACTGGCCATCGTCTGATGCGCACGCCGATGGATGCTCTGGTAGCGTCCTGGGGGCAGGGTGAAGTCTGATATTTTCCCGCCGGAGGTCTGGGCGCTCGGTGGCGTCATTCTTGGTACCCTAATCCCCGCGGCGTTTGCGTTCATTACGGGTCGGCAGCAGGCCAAGCATGAATCAAATAAAGTGCTGATTGAGGCTCTGGAGCGCCGTATCGGTGACTTAGAAAAGCACCTGCGTGAGGAAACTGCCGCGCGGCGCAATCTGGAAGCTGAGGTGCGTACCCGCGAAGCGGAAGCACACTCGACCGCCGACAAAGCGCGGTGGGTGATGAGTATCGCCATATCCCACATTAACCGGTTGAACGCCCATATCACGGCTGGCTCCCCGCCGCCTCCGCCGCCTCTGCCAGGCGAGGTGGAGGAATGGGTGAGCCGTGAGCTGTGGACTTCGAAGCTCGCGGCGCAAGACCAAGCAAATAACCCGCCGGCTACCTAGCTGGCGGATACAAATTGTTGAGGTAGGTGTCCCCATTATCGGGGGCGCCTACCTCTCCTTAATTAAAAGGAGTAGCGATGAGGTATCTCGTCGAAGTGATCGAGGCTGAACAGGCGCCGCAGAGCCAGCCGTCCCAGCCGCCGGTGTCTGTAATGCCTGCCCACCGTACTGTGAATGTGGTGGAGGCGGGTGCTGACCCGACCGGCGCAGCTGACTCAACTGCGGTGATTAACGAGGCTATCCGCCGTGTTCATGAGGCTGGCGGTGGCACCGTTCACCTGCCCGCAGGTAGCTATAAGGTGTCCGCGCCGTTCATTGAGTTGCTCGGCAGTGTGCATCTGCAGGGTGCTGGCCGCGAATCGACCATTATCTTTGCTGACACCGGTGCTGGCTCGGAGCAGAAGACCGCAATCATCCACGCGGGCACCTGGCTCACCCCGCGTGTCGGCAAGGACAACCTGCTGATGGGTGTCTCTGACCTCTGGATCAAGAGCTCTCACCCTCGCCCGTCGCATGTCTCGTCGGCGACCCCGCGCCCTGGTCAGGACGGCATGCACCCGAATGTTGGCGGCATCCTGCTGAACACTGAGTTGGGTGATAATCCGCCTGAGCCGGACGGCGCTCACCGCATCGAGAACGTCCTCCTTTGGGACACTGCGTTCGGTGTGGCTGTGTTGGGTCTGGATGACCAGGGGTGCCAGCTGCGGAATGTCCGCGTCCGCCGGACGCTGGGTCCTGGCGTGGTTATTGGCAAGTCACCGGAGCATCTGGCATCGGTGACGGCTGGTCGCCGTGAGATTGGTGCAGCCGACAACGTCATCGATTGTGTGGACGTGTCAGGCGCCAACATCGCCGGCGGCACCAGTGCGGGCTTCGAAATCTACGCCACCAACACGACTCTGATTGGCTGTAAGTCCTGGTATAACCGCCGTAGCATCCACGGCATCGACGGCAAGCCCGCAGGCATCTGGGACACCTCCAACATGCACCGCTTCACTGCCGCCGGCGCTGGCTTCTTCATCCGCGGCGGCCGCAATATGCTCTCCGCTTGTACTGCTCAGGAGAATGGCGGCCACGGTGTTGTCATCATCGGCCATTCCTCGCAGGTCACCGGATGCCGCTCCGCGTCCAGCTCCTGGCACGACTGTGTCAGCGGTGAAGCTAAGGCGGGTGAAGCTGCCGACTTCTTCGTCACGAACTGGGCGCACCACCTCATCCTGAGCTCGAATATCGCACAGGCAGAGTACAAGGGCAAGACACCCCGCTACGGCTTCGCCATCGAGAAGTGGGCACACGACATCAGCGGCACCTCAAACATGACCGTAGACATCCCCACCCCCCACATTGCCAAGAGCCTCGGCGCGTTCAACCGCATCGAGATCAATAACGAAACCCTCAACTAAGGAGAGAAAGAATATGCTCCTCCTCGAACCCGACAGCAAGCTCGTCACCGAGCTCGCACCTAGCCCCAACCATTACGACGGATACTACAAGCGTAAGAGCCCCTGGGTAGTCCTCCACACGATGGAGACCCCCGAGAACTCGACTGTCGCCCGCAACATCGCCACCGGTTGGTTCTCTCGCGTCGAAGCTGGGACCTCCGCACACTACGTCGTAGGCGATACTGAAATCTTCCAGTGCGTGAACGAGGGCGACTATGCGTGGGCTGCTATGACCACCGGCAACGCCCACGGCATCCACATTGAGATGGCCGGCCGCGCATCACAGAGCCGTAACGAATGGTTCGACGACTACTCTCGCACCATGCTGGAGCTGGTCGCCGCTCTTACCGCCGATATTTGCGCACGCCACGGCATCCCTGTCCGAATCCTCACCGACGCGCAGCTTGCCGCCGGCGAAAAGGGCATCACCTCCCACGCTGCAATCAGCCGCGTCTTCCGAGAATCCAACCACACGGACCCCGGCTATGGCTTCCCCTGGGATTACTTCCTTGAGCGAGTGCAGGCACACCGCAACGGCAACGCCAGCATCGCTAACGGTGCCCCGCCGGCACCTGCCGCGCAGCAGGCCGCCCCCGCACAGCCGGCAGGCCCCACCCCGCTCCCTAACGGCGTCTGGTACCCCGCGCGCGGCTGGTTCACCGCCAACCGAAAGCTGGAAATCTCAGCCGACACCGAGGTAGACTCCCCTGCAATCGGTTACTACCTCCCCGGCACTGGCTTCAACTACGACGGGTATGTCGCGAACAACGGCTACGTGTGGCTCAGCTACATCTCATGGGGCGGAGCTCGCCGATACATCGCAGTAGGCCCCAACGACGGCCGCTCAGACACCGTCTGGGGCACTGGATTCTAACAATTTAAGGAGAACATCATGACCGCACAGAAGCTCGCATCCCTACGAGCCGCAATCTACGGCGTCGCCGCCGCCATTGGCGCAGTCTTTGTCACCAACGGCATCATCACCGGCGAACAGCTCGCAACCTACCTTCCGCTCATCCCCACCGTCTTTGCCCTTGTAGTGGCGATTCTGAACGTCCGCCCGCATGCAGAGCCTATCGACATCGACGCACTCGCTAGTGCCGTTGTCACGCAGGCGGTGAACATCATGCCTGCGCCTGCTGCGCCGGCTAGCCCGACCGGCGACCACTACGACCCGACGGCTAGCGAGAAGCTCGCTACCTATTTGGGTGAGAACCCCACTGAGAGTAGCTCCACTGCGGTTAGTCGAGGCTCTGTTGAAAGTGGCGAGTAAATAGCGACTAGGCAGGGTTTTACCCCTTGAATTCCGCGGAATATCAAGGAAGTTAGCCCGTCTGGTAAACAAGGCTTTCTAATGTGAGAGCGCACACGTAACAGGTGTGCAAACTATATGAACCCCCGTATTTCCTCTAGCTGACTAGGGGAAATGCGGGGGTTCTTCCTTTTTATGCCCGGTTAAATAGTGGTTCATTTTCGGGGTTTACTGGTTTCAAAATGGCGAGTAAATAGCGACCAAATTACACCCCCGCCAGCCCCTCCAACACGTCAGCAAAGACCGCCTGCCGGTCACGCGCCACATACGCCGATAACGTCTGCACCTCCGAGGCGTGACCAAGCTGCGCAGACGCCTCAGCCAACCCGAGACGCTCATCGAGGAAGGTCGCTGTCGTCCTGCGGAGCACGTGCCAGGTCACCCACTCTAGCTCAGAGCCCGCCAGCGCCCGCTGGAGGTAGTTTCTCGCCGAGTTGTAGGCAAGTGGTGCCCCGCCCTGCTCGAACACGTGCACAGCGCCGCCACGGGCCTCTGAGCGCCGCCTCCGAAGCACATCGAGCACGAAGGGCGGCACCTGCAGGGTGCGGGGCTCGTGCGTCTTTGTGTCAGCCTGCCAGCCGCCCTTCTGGATGAGTGTGCCGGCTACCGTGACCGTCCCAGCGTCCAGGTCTACGTCCTCCCAACGGAGCCCGGCACCTTCACCCCACCGGCACCCGGTGCCGAGCAGGATGTCGACCAGATCGGGCAGGTATCCGCTATAGGTGCGGGTTGTGGGCAGGGCGGCGACCAGTCTGCGCAGCTGTCCGACCTGTTCGAGGGTGAGGGCGCGGACGTCCTTCTTCTTGGTCTTGACGGTGCGGGTTGCCAGGATAGGGTTATGAGGGAGCGCGCCGAGGCGTACAGCTTCGTCCAGTGCCATTTTCAGTACGAGCCGCTGGTTGTACCGTGCGGTGGGTGCTTTGATGGTGGAGAGGTAGGCGTCGAGTGTGCCGGCGGTCAGCTCCCTCAACTGCAGGGAGCCCAGGGCGGTTGAGGCTTGCCCCGCCCACAGGCTGTAATTACGTGTCGTGTTGGTGGCGAGCCCGTCGAGCCCGTCGAGCCAGCGCTGGAGCGCGACTTTGAGGGTGGTGGAGCCGCTGAGTGCGGCACCAGCGGCAGGCAGGGCCGCCAGCTTGGTCTTGAGTTTATGTTCGGCTGCGGCTTTAGTGGGAGCCTGGGCGGTCACGTTGCGGCGCACGCCGCGGGCATCCCGGTAGTTAGTCCTTGCCTGCCAGACCTTCGGGCGGATGCGAGTCAGGTTGATGACGCCGTGCGTGCCGATGGGGAGCGGGTCGCGAACCATGGCGTGTCCTTCCTTGTTGCATGGGCGCGGTTTCGCACCTATACTCGTGTGAATGCGGTATGGAGCGGCAATCTTGCCTCAGAGTAACGACTGAGACAAGGTTGCCGCTCTATTTTTGTGCCCTCAACCAGGCTTCGAGGATGCGGTCGGTAACTTCGAGCTCCGCAGCGGCGGCAGAGAGTGAATCAGGTGAGACTGCCAGGGCTGTTGCGACCGCATCGGGGGTGAGGAGCCAGCCGGCGGCGATCTGGTCAGCCTTACGTTCGCGCTTGAGTGCGGCGATAGTGTCGAGGGGAGAATGGGTGTCACCGCTGACGGCGTGGGCGAGCTCGTGGGCGAGGACGCAACGGCGTTGCCGGTACAGGAGCCCGGGTGTGGTGATGATGGTGCGGGTTTGCTCGTCCCAGAGGGCGAGTGTCCCTGCAGGTGTTTTGGCGTCAATGATGCGGATACCCAAGCTCGCGGCGTGGGCATCTGGGTCATATGCATTTACAGAAGTCATGAGTGAATCGGTTTTTGGGGATAGAAGTTACATCAGGGCTGACTAAAGCCCCATCTCTTTCTTATGAGCAGCGGACGCCTTCAGAAAGATAGCCGTGGGGCTCAACCTAAGCGCTTCGCAAAGCAAGTCCACCTCATTGGTATTAAGAGGTGACGCATCTTGGTTGATAGTGTTGCTCAAACGAGTCTTACTAATCCCCGTCATGTCTTCCAACATACGCAAGCTTAGGCGTTGCCTCGCAACTTCTGCGCGCAATTCCGCGTTAAGAAGCTGACTAAAGCGACTTGCCGGCCCCGTACCTTTACGGTTTCCTTTTACGCTACCCATCCCGAGTCCTCACTAACAACATCGTCCGCAGGGTGTGCCGCCAAAGCATATCCTGACTGCTTTGCGGCTTCGGCACGCGCCAAAATCTGCGCAGCCAGCTGAGCATCAGTAAGGGGAGCCGCCACTTGTTCTCGCATTGCGGCGTCTGCTGCGGAGATAATGACCGTCATATCAACATTGAGTGCAGCGCAGATAATCTTGAGATCTCGGACAGGGAGCGAGCCTTCTGACCGATATACAGATCGGCTGAGCTTGCTCTTGGAAATGCCAGTTTTTGCGGCGAGAGTCAGTAGGTCCTCACCTCGCCGAACCATCCACACCTTGATTTCACGGTTTACCAAGTCGTTGAAGAGTTCCGCTTTGGATTGCAGTTCTTTAATATCTGTCATGGGAACAGTCTACAAGATTTCTAAAAAAAATTCCTGTTTCAGGTTGTGCATTCCAAAAAATAGGAATATGATAGTTGCATACCAACGAAAGGAGGCACCGAGATGCAGAAGGAAACATTCAGTAAAAACATGCGAATGGCATTGGCCATGAAAGCGAAGACGCAGCATAGTCTAGCCGCAGCATCTGGACTTCACCCAAGCCGCATCAGCGCAATTGCCACAGGTAAGGCAGACCCCCGCATTACCGAGGCATGGAAGATTGCAGAAGCTCTGCAGGTACCCGTAACCTGGCTTTTTGAAGACCACACTGCCGAACTGGGCACCACTGTCTAATTTTTTTTATCCACCATTCCTAAATTTAGGAGCTGTTCCCAGAAAAGGACGCGAAAATGCTAACCATCCCCCAAGACCACCTAGCGCTCTGGTCACCCGAAGAGCTCGCCGAAGCGCTCGGCGTGAAAGAGCAGACTCTCGCTGACTGGCGGACCGCCCGCACCGGCCCCGCCTACATCCGCACCAGCAAGGGCCAGCGCGGCGGCAGGATCTACTACACCTCAACCGCCGTCATGGACTGGCTCCAGTCCCTACCCGTCACCCACACCACCAACTAAGGAACCGGAAATGACCACGAACGAAGAGGACGAAATGTTCCAAGAGATCGGAGAAAGAACCCTCCGCGTCATCCGGCAGGTAGCCGCTGGGATGAACCTCAGCAATGTCGAAGTGGCAGTCACCTACGACGACCAGGTCGAGATCAAGGAATTCACCATCCGCGGTCTCCTTTTGCCCCTCTCGCCAGAGGAGGAGGAAGAGGAGCGAAAGAAGAGGGAGGAAAGGTTCCGTAAGTTGTTCGACCAGTTGAAGCAGGGATAACCACACCACCACCAAGAAAGGACCGCTAACCATGAAACCCGCCATTGACGTGGCGTACGAACTAGCCGCCAAATATGCACAGGGCATCTGGTGGGCTCGAATCCCCGTCCTCAGCCGCCGCGACCCCCGCCTCAAGACAGACCAATCCGCACCGGCGGTATGGTGCGAAAGCTGCGAGACAAGCTACGCGGAACTTCCTAACGACAAGAGCCCCTACATCTCCGCAGCCGAAGCCGCCCCCGCCCACATCAAAGACGCACACCCCGCGTACTGGGACGCGTTTATCGACCAGGCATACCTCGCAATCCGAGCCTCCAGAATCTGGTGGGCAGACAGGCGGAAACTCCACGACCAGTTGCGCCCCAAGCTGGTCGAGAACCCCCTGTTCAAGCACCGGATGAACCTCCACCTGCCCTGCCCCACAGGATGCGGCACGACGCTCCACGAGCACCTCGCCACAGACCAGATCAAGGACGAAGCAGGCCTCACCTTCTCAAAGGACGTCGCCGAAGCCTGCACCCTCCGCATGGCTGAGCACCTCATGCGGCACAGCCCGAACCAGCTCCGCGCCATCATCGAACCCACCCACTAAGGACCCACCGTGACCGCCAAGACCAAGACTAAGCGTGACCGCGCCGCCGGACGCCACCGCCGCCACACCGCAATCCAAGCCATCGTCAACAACCACAACGGCATCATCGACGACATCGCCAGCATCGACAACAGCATCGCCTCACTACAGGACGAAACCTGCGACCTCGGCAGCCGACTCGACGCCTGGTACGACCGCCTCAACCAGGCAGACAAGAACAACCGTGCGTGCGTCGCCCACGCCATGCAACGCATCGTCGAGAACGAACGTAAGGCAGCCGAAGTTGAGAGCGCAGTCGCCATCCTCCAGCACACCAGCAAGGAACACCGGAAAGCTATCGCCCAGCTCATCGCCTGCACCAACAAGGTGCACGGCAAGCAGACGGCCTTCAACCAGGAAATCACCCTCCTACAGGCAGAGGTAGACGATACTAACCGCCGCCTCTTCCAGCTCGCCTGGATCAACCTCGGAATCTGGTTCGCCGCAACGCTAACTATCTTCATCCTCCTCATCACCGCCCACTAAGGAACCCCAACCTCATGGACACCAACCTCCGCGCCGCACGCGCCCTCGTCTGGGCGCTCGTCGCCGCCACCATCATCATTGCCGGCATCGCCACCGCACAGGAAGACATCGGCATCCGCGCCATCCTGCTCGTCACCTCCCTCATCCCCGCCGGGCCGGCCATCCTACTCGGCGCCGCAATCCACGACCACACCACAGGAGACACCAATGGGACACACCGCTAAAGACCTCCCGCACCCCGACGACTGGGACGGAGAAAAGCCCCTCTACTCCGCAGCTGAAGCCGCCGTATTCCTCGGCGTCAAACCGCTCACCATCACCAACCGCGTCTACCGACGCACCCTCAACCCCGCCGCATGGAGCAAGAACACCGGGTACTGCTTCACCAGAAGCACCCTCGACCACGCACTCCTGCGTGCTGAGAAGGCACGCCGCGCGAAACGCGCCTACCGGGCATGCTTCCCCAACGAGGAGCAGCTCACCCCGCCCCGATTGAAGCGCTCCAGCATCGACTGGAACAACCCCTACGAAGGAAAGAAGAACTAACCATGCCCACCATCTTCTCCGGTGTAGAAACCCGTATCGCCCAGGCCCGCGAACGCCACCAGAACCTGCACCGCACCACCCGCCAGGACGTGACAGGCTGGCGTACCCAAGCCGCCCGCCTCACCGCCGCCGTCGGCGCCCTCAACGAACGCCAGGAGGCACTCGACGCCAAAGCGAACGCCGCGCTCGCCCTGTCCGCGCTCGCAGCCACCGCCAGCATCATCACCGTGGCCAAGAGGCGGTAACCGCGATGGCTGTCAAGAAACTCTGCGGGGCATGCGGGCAAGACGCACTAGCCCGCAACCCAAACTGCGCAGCCTGCGGCAACAGGCACGCCCGCTGGTGCCGCACAGGCGACCCGCGAGGCATCCCCACACCCCGCAAAAACGTCTGCGCCGCCTGCGGACAACCCGCCCACCAAACCAACCCCAACTGCAAAACCTGCATCAAACGCGAACAACGCAGAGCTAAGGCAGAAGGCCGCGAACCATACATCCCACCCATGACCACCAAGGCCCTGGCGGCACCCCCCGTACCCGTCACCACGCTCACCAAAGCGCGCGACATCCACAACCACGAGGCCCTCACCGGCTGGCTCACCGCCCGCCGCAACCGCCTCACCCCACCCCTAAAGGAGAAGAAAATGACCGAATACACCACCCTCACCGGCGCAACCATCACCGACGAACAGCTGCAGGCACTCGCCCTCGAACTGGTCAACATCCAGGCAAACATCGCCGCGCTGAAGGAAGAAGCCGCCAAGATCGAGGCGACCCTCAAGGCCCTGCCCAACGGCAAGTACACCTGCGGCGACGCAACCCTCACCGTCTCCCACCCGCGCCGTTTCAACGAGAAGAAGTTCGTCGAAACCTACCCGGCCACTGCGTTCCCGCAGTTCTACCAGACCGTGCGGAAGGTCGATTTGAAGACTCTCGCCCCGGCGCTGAAGGACCAGTTCGCCGAGGACTCCACCGCACGCCTCACCATCCGCTAACCACCATAGGAAGGACACACGTTGGTCACCCCCACCATCGCCAAACCCCCCGCAGGGGCGGGCCAGGCAGAAGCCTACACCGCCGACATCACCGTCGCAGGCATCATGAACGTCATTACTGACTCCATCACCGCCCACCCCCGCAGCCTCCAGAAACGCATCGGCCCCTCCGAAATCGGCATGGACTGCACCCGCAGGCTCATCCACAAGCTCGCCGGAGACACCGAACCCGACCGCGGCATCGCCTGGAAACCCACCGTCGGCACCGCCTGCCACACCCAAATGGAGGAATGGTTCGGCGCCCACAAGAACGAAGGGTACCTCGTCGAGAACCGCGTCACCGTCGGGCAGATTGGCGGCGTCGACATCACCGGCTCCACCGACCTGTTCAGCGTCAACGACAAGACCGTCATCGACTGGAAATTCGTCGGCCCCGCCATGCTCAAAAAATACAAGCTGCACGGCCCCTCCAACCAGTACCGGGTGCAGGCGCACCTGTACGGCACCGGCTGGGTCAACGCCGGCTACGAAGTCCAGCAGGTCATGATCGCGTTCCTACCCCGTGACGGCGAACTCGGAGACGCCTACTTCTGGTGGGAACCCTACCAGCCCGAGATTGCAGAAGCTGCGCTCGCCAAGGCAAACCAGCTGGTCAGCCTCATCAACGCCATCGGTAAGGACGCGACGCTGGCAATGTACCCGCTCTGCAACGAGAGATTCTGCCCCTGGTGCCCTGCAGAGAGGGCGAAGCAGAACGCCACCATCTAACCCCCAAATTTTTATCAACCCCCTTCTGAAAGGAAAACCATAATGTCCGCTTTCGATTTCTTCGCACCCCGCGCCTCCCACTCCTGGAAGTTCACCAACCCCGGCGACACCCACACCGGCACCATCACCGAGGTAAGCGACGCACGCCAGGCGACCGAGTTCGGCTCTAATGAGCCCGCTTACTGGGACCGCGAGAAGACCCGCCCGAAGATGCAGGTCGCAGTAACCCTCGACACTACTGAGCGTGACCCGCAGGACGCTAACGACACTGGCAAGCGCACCCTCTGGGTTGTGGAGGACGGCCGCTCCGGCTCCATCCTCTCCGCTATCCGTCAGGCAGTGCACCAGGCAGGCGCAGGCACCATCGACATTGGTGGTCAGTTGACCGTGGCCTTCAGTGGTTTCGACCCGAACAGCAAGAACCCGGCGAACCCCCGCAAGATCTACAGTGCTTCCTACGTGCCGCCGGCACCGGCTGGTGGCATGTTCACCAACCAGGCACCCGCACAGCCCGCAGCGGCACCGGCTCCTGCACAGCCTGTAGCACCCGCACCGGTAGCACAGCCCGCACCCGCCCCGGCTCAGCCTGTAGCGGCACCTGCAACCCCGGCACCGGTCCCCGCCGTACCCGACGCAGTACGCCAGGCAGTCACCGCCCTCATCGCCACCGGCCAGGCTGACGAACAGATCGCCGCAACCCTCGCCGGCACCGGCCTGCCCGTCACCGCAGAAACCGTCGCCACCATCCGCGCCGCAGCCTAGCGCCGCACATCTACCTTCACCGGTAACCCAATAGTGCCCCGCGCGGACTTCCACACACCAACCGCGCGGGGCACACCCCGCCCCCGACAAACCACCTCACCACCACCTGAAGGACAGACACGCCATGGGAACCCCCGTCACCCTCGAAACAGCTCTCCACCTACGCAACCACCGCCTCTCCATCATTCCGACCCGCCCCGACGGTACCAAAGCCCCCGCCCTGCCCTGGAAGGCATACCAGACCGCCCCCGCACCCCTCGCAGAAGTCCACCAGTGGTACAAGGACGGCAACCGGCGCAACCTCGGCATCGCCATCGTCACCGGCAAAGCATCCGACCGCCTCGAAATGACCGAAATCGAAGGACGCGCCGCAGCCGACCTCCCCAAGATTGCCGCCACCATGACCGAACGCGGCCACGCCCAGCTCTGGGAACGCCTCAACAGCGGCTGGCTCGAACTCTCACCCTCCGGCGGCTTCCACTGGATCTACCGCCTCGAAGCAGGCGCCAAAGTCCCCGGCAACACCAAACTCGCACGCAACGCCGCCGGTGAAGTCCTCGCCGAAACCCGCGGCGAAGGCGGCTACTTCATCGCCGCCCCCACCCCCGGTAGCCACCACAAGACCGGAAACCCCTGGCAGGTCCTCGCCGGCGGCCCCGCAACCGTCCCCACCATCACCGAGACTGAGCGCGCCGCGTTCCACAAGGCAATCACCGACACCCTCGACGAAACCCCAGAAGCCCCTGTAAGCCTCTTTAGCAACCCCGCCCGCACCAACACCCGCCCCGCCACTGCAAGCGCCTCTGAGGGCGGTCTGAAGCCCGGAGACGACTACGAAGCAAAGACCGACTGGGCAGACATCCTCACCCCCCACGGCTGGACCCTCCACTCCACCCTGTCTAGCGGCGAGCGCTTCTGGACCCGCCCCGGCAAACACCCCCGCGACGGACACTCCGCATCCACCGGCCACGCCGACGACCGCGACCGCCTCTACGTCTTCTCATCCTCCGTCCCCGACTTCCCCATCGAAGAACCCATCACCAAATTCCGCGCCTACAGCATCCTCAACCATGCAGGCGACGACACCGCCGCCGCCCGCGCCCTCGCAGCCGCAGGATTTGGTGAGAAAGCACCCATCACCGTGAAACTCACCGACATCCTACCCACCCGCCCCGCCGCACCACCAACACCCCCACCCGCCACGACAGAAGCACCGGAAGCAGGGTGGCTGGCAACGGCACCTGTAGCGGAACCGGCAGGGGAGCAGGCACCCACAGCAGTAGCCACCATTGAAGAGCCCACCACCAGTAGTGACGGGGCAACCATCACCGACTGGACCGAACTCGGCCTCATCCGCGCCTTCACCCACCTCTTCAACAACCACATCCGCTACAACATCGACCGCGGCCGCTTCTACCACTGGACCGGCACCCGCTGGGAAGAACAGCCCGACACCGGAGGCGACACCAAACTCGCCCTGTTGAACTTCGCAGCCGCGCTCAAACCACCCGTCACCGACGAAGGCAAACCCGACAAAGAAGCGCACGCACTCATCCGCTACGCCCGCTCCCACCGCGGCTCCACCGCGCTACTGGGGCTACTCAAAGTCCAGCCCACCATCGCAGTGCCCGCCTCAGCCTTCGACACCCACCACGACGAACTCAACACCCCCGCAGGCATCATCAACCTCAAAACAGGAGAACTCATGCCACACACACCAACCCGCATGCACACCAAGCAAACCGCCGTGGCACCCGCAGGCACCAGCACCACCTGGGAGAGGTTCCTCGCAACCACCTTCAACCACGATGCGGCTCTCACCGGCTACATGCAGAGGCTTGCCGGCTACAGTGCGACCGGCCTGCAGCGTGAGCACGTCTTCGCCTTCGCCTACGGCACCGGCGGCAACGGCAAGTCCGTCTACTATGACGCGCTCACCGGCGCACTCGGCGACTACGCCGCCACCCTACCCGCCGGATTCTTGATGAAGAAACCCTTCAGCGAACACTCCACCGAGCTCGCACGACTGAACGGCAAGCGCTTCGTCGTCGGCTCCGAAACCAACGCCACCGACACTTTGGATGAAGCAAAGCTCAAGATGCTCACCGGCGGCGACCGCATCACCGCCCGATTCATGAACAAAGACTTCTTCGAATTCACCCCCACCCACCACCTGCACCTGATGGGCAACCACCAACCCGCAGTCGAAGACGGCGGCGAGAGTGTGTGGAGGCGCATGAACCTCGTCCCATTCGTCCACACCGTCCCCGCCGAAGAGCGCGACGAACTCCTCCCCGAGAAGCTGCGTGCCGACGCGGCGGCAGTGCTCGCGTGGATCATCGCAGGCGCGGTCGCCTACTTTAGGGACGGGTTGCAGCCGCCCGAGGCAGTCCGCGCCGCCACCGAAGCCTACAAGAGTAGCCAGGACACGGTCGGTCAGTTCCTCGCCGCCAAATGCGACCTCTACCCCGGCAACAAGCACTACACCGTGGCGGTCACCGACCTACGCCAGGCCTACCGGGTGTGGTGTGCCGAAGAGGGATTGAAGCCGGTCGAGGGTAGGGCGCTCGCCTCCCAGTTGAAGGTGCACGGGGTGCTGGTCGGTAGAGATGCACCGCGCGCGACAAACAGCGGCGGGCGCGTGTTCGGAGGTCTGCAGCTCAAAGACTCCGACATTTGGCAGTGACACAAAGTGACACAAAGTGACACAACTTTTAACCCTTGTGTCACTGGGGTTTTACCAAGTCAGACCATAAATCAGTGACACAAGTGACACAACTTTTACAAGTAGATAACAAACACAGCGCGCGCGCACACGCCCGTTACAGCCATGCATATAGAACCTTGTGTCACTTGTGTCACTGAAAACCTGCCGACAAGGCAAAACACCCAGTGACACAACTTTTTCACGCACCCCGAAAGACCCACCATGCCCCGAAAACCTGCCAAAAAACAGCCCGACCTCCTCGACCAACTCCCAACACCACCACCAGGCACCCCCGAATGGATCAAGCATGAGCGAGACACCCAACCCAACCCCCGCCAAGCCCGCCAAGCACACATCAACACCTGCACCCGCTGCGGGGCACTCATCCTCACCGGACTCACCGGACCAACCACCGCAATGCCCACCCAAGCAGACCCCACAACCACCACCAACCCAGCAACCATCCAAGCAACCCTCCAGCAAGGGCGCCGCGCCTACCAAATCGAAACCACCGACACCGCACTCCACCTCCACGAACTCCACGCCCCACCAGCCCCAGGTATCACCGTAGCCCCCCACCACATCTGCCACTACACAGCCCCCGGCTACACCCCAATACTCAACCAACGAAAGGACACCACCACCAATGACGAACCACCCTTCTGAAACCCCCGACGTCGAACTCAAACTCCGCACCACCCCACGAATCCAAAGCCGCTACCTCCGCTGGATACCCCTCGACGGAAAAACCCTCCTCTCCATCAACCGCTCCAACGGCACCCACTGGCGAACCTACCGCAAGAACGCCGACCAATGGAAACACGCAGCCAACCACGACATCCACCAATGGAAGAACGAGCACCCCAGCCACCAAATCCCCACCCTCACCCACGCACAAATCGACATCTGGATCTACAAAAACAGGCGAGGCCGCTACGACCCCGCCAACCTCTACCCAACCGCCAAAGCCATCATCGACACCTACGTGCAAGCTGGGCTCCTCCCAGACGACAACCACGAACACCTCGACGGACCCCACCTACACCACGGCGGCTTCAGCAAAGAAAACCCCGGCCTACTCCTCGTCATCACACCCCTCCACCACCAGCCCGAACCACCAACCCACCCACAACACTAAGGAAAACGCCACCATGCTCTCCCTGGACTCACTCCTCCACGAATTCACCAACGACCACCTCGCCACCCACACCTGGCACGGAACCACCACCTACACCCGCGCCCTACCCCTCCTACAGCAACTCGAGCACGCCATCACCGAACGCCCCAACAGCGGACCCGGCAGCGGCGGATTCAAACCAACCAGCCCCTGCAACGACCACGCACTCCTCATCAAAGCCGCCATCGAACACCAAATCAGGTACGACCTACCCGCCACCCAGCAGGCACCCAAGAACGCCGCCCTCGCCGACAAACTCACCAACTGGGCGCACCACGTCGACCACGACTACGCCGTCACCAAACTCACCGGCTGGCGCGAAGCCATCCACGGGCTCGACGAAACTATCGTCCCGCTCCGCGTCCCCTGCCCCAACTGCGGCGCCGAATGGGTCATCACCGAAACCAGCGAAGGAGCCCAACGAGTAGACGAAGCAATCCACTTCCACCTACGCGCCGAAACCGCCATCTGCACCGCCTGCAAAACCACCTGGCACGGCATCGACACCATCCGCACCGCACTCATTGCAAACCCCTAAAAACTTGTGTACACTGTGGCCCAGCTTCATGGTGCCCAAAAACAATTAGCGGGCACCCATGACGCGGCGGATCACAGACAACACACTCGATGGTTAGCAATAGCGTGTAGTCACTTCAGTCGGAGCCCCTGCCCACCACGGACAGGGGCTCCGCTCGTATCAGAAAGCAAACAAAAATGATTCCCGTCGCAATCATCACCGCCATCATCGGCAGCAACCTAACCGCCCACGCAGTAGACATCGCCACAACCAACAAGGCGCCACGAGCCGCCACCTGCACCATTGCAGGAGCACTCCTACTCGCCACACTGCTCACCACACTCACCCTCACCATCTAAGGAGGGGCGCCATGTGCCGCAGAGACATCACCGACGAAGAAGCAGAGCAAATCTTCAAGGCACTCAACGAACGATTCCCCGCAGAATGGGACGTCGACATCAGCTGGGGACAAGCAATCTTCGACACCGAAAGCTACTTCTCCCTCACCATCAGCAAGGCGCAACTACGCGCCATCATCGGAAGCAGGTGCGACTGTGACGACTGCGACCAAGTACAGTGACCGCAGCTACCGCGCCAAAGCCGCAGCACTCCGCAAAGCAACCAGCGACAACGGCTGGCCCTGCCACCTCTGCGGCAAACCCATCGACATGACACTCCCATACACACACCCGCTCGCTTTCACTGCCGACCACCTCGACGCCATAGCCAACGGCGGCAACCTGCTCGGCGACCTCGCACCAGCACACCGACGATGCAACAGCAGGCGCGGACGCAAACGACTCGCGCACCAGGTGCGAGCACCAAAGACCACGCAAGCATGGTGAGTGGTTCAAACAGTTTTTTGACACGACGACGAAACGGATTTGGTTTTCAGATGATGACTGAATGGGAAACGTACCCCCGGGGGTTACCCCCTATGGGGTCAAGTTTCCCCCTTCGGTCATAGTGACATCCCCCCGCGGGCTCTGAAACCCAAAATTTCCCGTTGAGAGGGGGGGCTGTGGCTGAGAAAAAAGGCCGCAGCCTGGCTCCTTGCGGGACTACGGCGGCGGCGAAGCGTCACCGTCGCCGGGGTGAGGCTCCTTGCCCGGAATGTAAGGCTGCGGAGCGTGCCGCGTCGAAGGCGGCGCGTGATCGTAAGGCTGCGGAGCGGCCGCTGGAACATGCGGCGGGGGATAGGGGGCAGGCTCCTGTTGTCCGAGCCGTTGGACAAGCTGGCTCTGTGGTCGTTGAGCAGATGGTCGCCTATGGTGCGACCCGTGAGATTCCTGTGCCGACGCATGAGGACCCGTTGGAGTCCGCGCGGTGGCGCCTCTACAAGGCTCGCGCGGCTCTGATTGTTGCTGGGCCTCGTGATGTGGCGGCACTACTGAACGCTGAGCGTGAGGCTGCGGCAGATATTGAGCGGCTGACGGAGACGGCGAAGCCGAAGGTGAGTGCCCTGGATGAGCTGGCGGCTCGTAGGAAGCGCCGCATCGAAGAGGCGCAGGCTGTTTAGGGTGGAGGTGAGGCTCTGTGGCTGAGACGACTCAGCTGATGGGGTCTCAGACTCCTCGCATTGACGTTACGCCGCTGTATTTCACCTCTGCTGGTGATGATGCGGTGGATCTGGCGGCTGTTGCCGGCCTGCATTTGGACCCTTGGCAGCAGCATGTGCTCCGTGGTGCGCTCGGTGAGCGTGTTGATGGGCGCTGGAAGGCGTTCGAGGTCGGTCTTATCGTGCCTCGACAGAATGGCAAAGGCTCGATTCTTGAAGCGCGTGAGCTTGCTGGCATGTTTTTGTTCGGTGAGCGGCTGATTCTTCATTCGGCACACTTGTTCGGTACGGCGGTTGAGCATCAGCAGCGTTTGGAGTCGCTGATTCGCGGGTCCGAGCTGGTCGAGTACATGGCTGGGTACGCGGGTGACCCGCAGGGGAAGATGTCAGGCATCAAAACTGGCAACAGCGGCATGTCCTTGACGACTGCGAGCGGTAACCGCGTCCTGTTTAAGGCGCGTAGCCGCGGTTCGGCGCGTGGCTTCACCGCTGACCTGGTTGTGTTCGATGAGGCTTACGATTTGCCGCGTTCTGTGCAGGCTTCGATGCTGCCGACGCTGGCATCAAAGAGTTTGAATGAGTCCCCGCAGATTTGGTACGCCTCGTCTGCTGGGATGCCTGACTCTGAGGTGCTGAAAAGCATCCGTGATAGGGCGCTCTCGCCTGCTGAGGAGACGAAGCTGGCGTTTTACGAGTGGTCGACGGCTGAGGACGCTGACCCGGCAGACCCGGCGAACTGGGCGCTGGCAAATCCGGCGCTTGGTCGGCGCATTTCGGCTGAGTATGTGGATTCGGAGCGCCGCGCGATGAGCGATGAGCATTTCAAGCGTGAGCGCCTCGGCATCTGGTCAAAGGTTGGCTCTTCTTCTGCTATCCCTGCTGATTTTTGGGCTCAGTGCCTTGATCCGGAGTCCCGTTCCGGTGTTGAGGTCGCGTTCGGTGTGGATGTCACGCCTTTGCGTGATGTGGCGACGATTGCCGCAGCGTCTCGCCGGGCTGACGGGAACATTCACATTGAGGTTGTTGATAGGCGTGTTGGCACGGATTGGGTGCCGGCACGCTTGGAGGAGCTGAAGCGTAAGTGGAAGCCTGCGGCGATGGTTTATACGGGGGCTTCGCAGTCGACTGAGGTGATTGCGAAGTCTCCAAAGCTGAAGCGGATGACTATGGGCCTTGACCACCGCACCTATATGCAGGCGTGCGGCGCTTTTTATGAGGCGTTGGGTCGTGGTTCGGTTCGACATACCGGTCAGGAGGAGTTGGATGCGGCTATTCAAGCTTGTCGACGTTCTAAGGGCGGCAGTGAGCTCTGGTATTGGACTCGTGATGATCGAGCTGAAGATATTTCTCCTCTGGTGGCGTGCACCTTGGCGCTCCATGGGCTGACGGAGAAGGACAAGAAGGGAGGCAGCCAATGGGCCGTATTGTAAAGAACCCGGGTAAGTGGGAGAGCTACTACAACGGTGAGCACCGCCTGGACGCTATCGGTGTGTCCTTGCCTCCTGATGTTCGTGTGCTGGAGATGCAGGTTGGCTGGCCGAAGCTGGCAGTGGACGTGCTGGTCGAGTCGTTGGTGCTTGACGGTTTCTCCATTTCCCGTCATGGCGGTCAGGATGAGGCTCCTGAGCAGCTGAACCGCATCCTTCAGGCTAATAACTTCCGTACCAAGCTGACGCTGGCGCTGACGGAGGCTCTCGTCTCTGGTGCGGCGTTCATGGTCGTTGGTGGCGGCTCTGACCCCTCTATCCCGCACATTTCGGTGCATAAGGGTGACGAGTTTGAGCTGCGGAGGGACGCTACAGGCCGCCTGGTCCAGGCTACCCAGACTTATCGCGATGGTTTGGACACGTACCGGGCTGTTTATGAGCCTGGCGTGACTCGGTTCTTCGCCCTGCGTGATGGTTTTGAGGTGCTCACCCATATTGACGAGCACGGCTTCGACGGAATCCCCGTTATCCCCTTTGTGAACCAGATTCGCCTGGGTGAGGAGGGGCGAAGCGAGATTGAAGAGATCCACAAGCTGTGCGACGCCGCGGCGCGAACGCTGACGAATCTGCAGGTGGCTCAGGAACTCCTGTCCATGCCGGTCAGGTACCTCTTCGGCGATGGTGTTGAAGAGATGTTCCTTGATGAGGACGGTAACCAGAGGCAGAGCCGCCTGGAAGCCTATTTTGGGCGTTTCT